TCTAGATTAATGACCCTAACAAAACTGTTTGTAACTGCCGCTGTATAATATGCAAATGGATTTTGACTTTTAGATTCGTCAAATTGTAAACCAATCTGTGCAAGTTGTAGTATTGCTTGGCCTTGCATTTCGTCATTGTAAGTATAACCTCTTACGTTACCACGTGTAGCATATCTTTCACATAATTTCATCCACATCAATGCAAGTTTATCGGTAGCAATACCGTGGTCAAGTGAAAAAGATCCACTAGACACATCTCCTTTCCAATGACTTTTTCCAACACAGATTAATTCATTGTTATCATTAAATTTCCAATGTTGGAATGGAGGAAAATTTAATTTTACTTTTGTATCGGCTATTGTCTTAGGATTTTTTTTCCTGCCAGGTTGGTCTGGAATATGATCGTATGACATAATTCGAAATATCAAATCAGTTTTTAAGATATGATCAATAGAGATAGTCTCTCTTTTACTTTTATTTTTTTTAGCTTCATCAATAGAAGAATTGTTTATATTATGTAATGAATTTAAAATTATATCAAATTGATGATATTCTTTAAGAATAAAACTACAAAATGAACTTTTACTTTTGTGTATTTCAGATAATATGTCTTTATTATTAAGATAATTTGTTTTTTTCATTAAAACTCCGTTTTAAATAATTATAATATACATGGGAAAAAAAGTCAATAAATACTTTGAAAGGATTACATATGGACCTATCAGATTTAGGAAATTCTCCAACAACGAAAATTCCTGTCGGTGAAGAGGCAGTTAAGAAAGGTCTATCTCCAACTAATGGTCCTGGTTCCAACCCATTAGATTCTATAAAAGCATGGTTAGGAACAAAAGATGCAGGAGCAGGAGGTGCGTCAGGCGGTTTAAGTGGATTTTTAAAAGGTGGTGCATCTGGATTTGGAGCCTCACTTAGGAAACAGTTCGGTTTGCCAGCTGGCGGAGAACCGTCTAACACAGAAGGCAAAGGTGCAACTTGGGCAAATAAACCAGGGGTTGACAATGATTGGAGAGTAAGATTAAGTCTTGCTCCAGGATACGACAAATTAATAACAACTCCATTACAAGAATCAGATAATAATCTAATTTTTCCGTTAACTCCTACTATTATGATAAATCATTCGGCATCATATACACCTATAAAACCTATACACAGTAATTATCCTTTTTACGCTTATCAAAATTCTGCTATAGAAAATATTCAGATAACAGGTGAATTTCCAGTAGAAAACGAAGAAGATGGAAAATATTGGGTTGCTGCAGTTCATTATTTAAGAGCAGTATCTAAAATGGCATATGGTGAAACAGAACATGTAGGAGCACCTCCTCCTGTTATAAAATTAAATGGATACGGTGATTATATTTTTAAAGATGTTCCTGTGGTTGTAAGTAATTTTAATTATGAACTTGGATCAGAAATTGATTATATTTACGTTCAAGGAGTTCAAGGAGGAAGAGATGGAACTTGGGTACCGTCAAAAAGCACACTTTCTGTAACTTTAATTCCTATGTATAGTAGAAGACAGATTAGAAAATTTAGCTTGCAAAAATTTGTTGCCGGGAATTATATAAATGGTAGGATGAAAGGAATGTTATGAAAAAAGCTAGTAGTCCATGGAAAAATACTAGGGTGATAGATAAATTATATTTGGATATTTTGAATATTAGATCAATTCCTTATGAAGATGATGATGTTTTATACACAGTTACACCAATATATACTCATAGACCTGACTTATTAGCAAATGATTTGTATGGAGATCCTGGATTATGGTGGGTATTTGCACAAAGGAATATGGATATAATACAAGATCCTATATATGATTTGGTAGCAGGTATCGAAATACGATTACCTAAAGGTCATAATTTAAGTAAATTGCTAGGGTAATTATGCCAAAAGGAACTACCCAAGTAAAAGTTGAAACTACCACAGATGTTGGGTCAGATCAACTAAACAACGAAAATACAGCAACTAAAAGTGTTAATAACACAGATAGTCCTTTTCCTATTATTAATCCATTATCTAATTATGTAAGTTATAATTATGTTTTTACATTTAGTTGTTTAACAAAAGACGAATGTGCTGCTCCTGAAACAACTTATAGGGTAAAAGATCCGAGTATTTTGATAATAAGATCAGGTGGAGGTGTCGACGGAGTAACTACAGAGCCTGAATCTCTTGGAACAGTAGAATATTTTATAGATAATGTTCAAGTTGGTAGTATAATTTCTCCAAATAAAAAAACTAAACAGACAAATGCTACGAGTATTTCTTTCCAAGTTACTGAACCGTATAGTATGGGGATTTTTTTGCAAGAATTAAAAGTTGCAGCCATAACAGCAGGGTATAGTAATTATCTTGAAGCTCCTTTTTTACTTACAGTAGAATTCAAAGGATGGGGAGATGAAGGCGAATATTTTGAAGATACTACATTGAGAAGATTGTGGCCAATGAAATTAGTAAATGTAAATTTTAGTGTGACAGAAGGAGGTAGTAATTATGAAGTTGAAGCTATTCCTTGGGGTGAACAAGCTTCTACTGATCAAGTACAAGGAATTAAAACAGATGTTAAATTAGTAGGATCAACAGTTAAAGAAATATTACAGACAGGTTTATATAGTTTATCAACTATTTTAAATTCAAGAGAACAAGAAAAAAGGCGAAATAAACAAGTTAAAACACCAGATGAATTTATAATTGCATTTCCTAAAGATCCTAGAGAAAAAATATTTGATGAAATGAACTTAATGGCAAATTTTGGAGCGGGTAGAGTTATAAGCTTGCGTAATAAGTTAGCAGTGAGTAAAAGTGATCTATGGAAACAGTCGATTAATTCAAATACTGCAGATCCTGGATGGTATAGCGAAGAATTAGATGATATTGATAAGACTGTGCTAGGTATTATGGTTAGACGCAGTTATTTAGGAGAAATTGCAAGAAATTTTGCAGATGCTAAGGGAAACAATAATGATATAGGCAGATCTAAGTTAATAGCGGATTCTAATGATGGAACAAAAAAACCATTTAGTCGTCCGAGATTTGTTGAATTAAATGACAAAGATGGTATCTTTGAACGTAGACAGATTTCAATTAGTGACAATCTTACTACTTTAACATTTAAGGCCGGAACTACAATTCAAGATATTATAGAAGAAGTAATTTTACAAAGTGATTATGGAAGAAAAATTGGAACAGAAACACCTGATGCAAATGGATTTTTACCTTGGTTTAGAATTGATACAGAAGTTTATGATTTAGATGATCCAGAGGCTGAATTGCAAATGGGAAAACCGCCTAGAATATACGTTTTTAGGGTAGTTCCTTTTCTAACTCATATGAGTAGATACAATGTAATTAGTAAATCAAATGCTACAAAAATATTGAAAAGTCAATGTGTGAAAGAATACAATTACATTTATACTGGTAAAAATGACGATATTATAGATTTTGATATTACTTTTAATAGAGCATTTATGCAAGCTTATACACCTTTTTCAGGAAAAGATAAAGGAGGAGCAAAAGATGCAAACGCAAGTAGAAGAGCAGGAACAGAATCTGTTCCAAAAGCATTGCCAGCAGACGGAGTAAAAACAAACTCAAAAAGTGGTTATACTACTGCAGAAGAAAGTCATAAACCAGGAACAGGTTCAATAGGAGGAGGACAAGCAGATAAAATTGCTACATCTGTAGCAAGAGATTTTAACGATGCGATATTGAATAGTAATGCAGATTTAATGCAAGCTAAACTTACTATCTGGGGAGATCCGTATTATATTATTGATAGTGGATTTGGAAATTATTTTGCTAAACCAGTTACAATTAATTTGAATGAAGACGGGTCAATGAATTATCAAGATGGAGAAGTCCATATTAAAATTAATTTTCGAACTCCATTAGATTATCCACATGATGTCAACAATGGACAGCAAGATCCAAGCGGGTTTATGAATTTTTATGCAGATGGCTCATATAGTCCAAATGCTTTTGGAGGAATTTATCAAGTTTGTGAAGTTATTAATAATTTTTCAGAAGGAAAATTTACACAAGATTTAAAAATGATTAGAATAAGAAATCAAGAAGATAGTGACACTGACACACCTGCTGATACTACAGCAGGCATATCTAGATCCACTATATCAAATGATGATCTAAACCGGGCTGCAGGTAATGCAGGTGGAGGAGTATAATGGCGTCAGCTGATCCTAGAGGAAATTTTTCAAGAGGACAGAAACCTACGTGGATGACAGGCGTAGGACCTTATATAGGAAGAGTAGCAAATCATTTAGATACTGAATTTATGGGAACTATAGAAGTTGAAATTTTAAAAACAACAGAATCTGGAAATCCCGGCGATTCCAGTGGATATTATATTCCTTGTACATATGTAAGTCCTTTTTTAGGACAAACACCAAGAAAGGGAGTACAATATACTGATAAGTTCGATTACACACAAAAAAGTTATGGATTTTGGGGTATACCTCCAGATGTAGATACTAAAGTTTTAGTCTTAATGGCGGAAAATAATTTTGGTTATGGATTTTGGATAGGATGTATTCAAGATAAATTTATGAATTTTATGATGCCTGGAAATGCATCTACCTCTTATAGTAGTCAACCGGGCGGAGGAAAAGGCGGCGGAGGAGGAAAATATGCAAGTAAAATTGTTCCTGTTGGTGAATATAATAAGGTGCTTGCAACAGGTACAGGAAGCGATCCTACCCAGTACTATAAACCGGTAGATACTGATCATGCTGATATGTTAGAAAAACAAGGATTGACTAAATGGTCAGAAAATATAGTAGATCAAACAAGAGGTACTACAACGTCGAGTGCTCGTAGAGAAGTTCCTAGTGCAGTTGTAGGGTTGAGCAGTCCAGGTCATGTAGATCGTAGGCCAGGTAAACCTACTGTGGAATACGGAGAAAAATTTGGGCAAACTTTAGTGCCTTTTAGTAGACTCGGTGGCACCAGTTTTGTAATGGACGACGGAGATGAAAAAATATTAAGAAAAAAATCAGCAAATATAGAACCTCCTAATTACGCTTATATAGAAAAAGATCAAAAAGATGGCGATGTTACGTTGCCGCATAATGAGTTAACTAGATGGAGAACACGTACTGGTCATCAAATATTAATGCATAATACAGAAGATTTAATTTATATAATTAATGCCCAAGGTAATGCATGGATAGAATTAACAAGTAATGGAAAAATTGACATTTATACAGATGATAGTGTTAGTATTCATTCAGAAACAGATTTTAATTTAAAGGCAAATCGTGATATTAACTTAGAAGCTTCTGGTAATGTTAATATTAAAGCTAGAGAACAAATGCGTTTAGAATCTGGTAATGCTACGCATTGGAAAGTAGGAACAGCAGAAGTTAAAAAAGATCCTGCATTAAGACCGGAATTAGGTATTAAAAATGATGACGGAACGTGGAAGTGGGATAGTTTTGAAGATTTGCCTACTGTTGCACAACCAGGAGATAATTTGTACATTGATGTAAGCAGAGATGTATATTGGAAAGTTGGAACACATCCTAAACTAGGAGATTTTAAACTAGAAGTTTCGCAAGATGGTCATGCTACATTTGATAGAGATTTTTTCTTGCTGGCAAAACGGAATATTCATCAACATTCTAATGAATGGACATATCATTTAGCCGATACAAATTTTGATCAAAAAGCAGGTAAAGAATTTAGGCAACAATCTGGAGAAAATATGCATATCAAAGCTGATAAACATTTACGAATATATGCAAATATTAGTTCTACAGTAAAATCAAAAAATAATTTTTTTACTGCAATGAACGCTAATCATGTAAAAGCAGCGAATAAAAATTTTGTAACAGCAGGTGCAAGTAATGAATATAACGCTCCTGTAAACAATATGAGTGAAATACAATATTTTGGTAGCGGGTCTGCAAAAGGTTCAAACGGGCAAACTGCACTAAATGCAAGGATAGCAGAAGATGCAAAATTACCTGATTGTGCTCATCATGCGTTTATACCTGTTAGGATACCTATGCACGAACCATACTTTAGCCATGAAAATTTAGAACCAAAAACTTTTTATCCAGACAAAACAGATAGCACAAATTCTATAAATGATGCATGTGATTTTGCAATCAAGTACCAGCAAAAAGAAATTAAAACACCGCTTATTTTTAAAGGAGGAGCGCAAGATGACACATTTAGGAAAGGGTCATGATGTTTAGAAAAAAACCAGTATACGAAGATTTAGTTGTCAACTCCGTCAATAAAAACAAAAATTTTAAATCAAATTCTAGAGTATATAGAGGAATAAGCACAGTAGATCCGCAAAGAACGAATGTGGTACTATATGATATAGAACTAATTAAACAGGATTTACTCAATCATTTTCATGTAAGGCAAGGTGAACTGTTGTCTGATCCAAACTTTGGAACAATAATTTGGGACATCATACACGAGCCAATGACTCCAACACTACGTAATTTAATTATTGATAATGTTAATGATATAATACAAAATGATCCAAGAATTACGATAGATAATGTCGTTGTCGATGAGTATGAATCTGGAATTCAAATTGAATGTAATTTATTATACTTACCTTATAATATTCAAGAAAGTATGCAATTAAATTTTGATAAAAATGCAGGATTTCTGTCAGAATAAAAGTAATAGCTATGGTTTATATTAAAATAAATATAAAGAAAAGGAAAATATATGTCTTCTAATGATAGACAAAACAGATTATTAGTTGCTGAAGATTGGAAAAGAATCTATCAAACATATCAGAAAGCTGATTTTCAAAGTTATGATTTTGAAAGTTTAAGAAGGGTAATGATATCTTATATTAGAGAAAATTATCCTGAAGATTTTAATGATTATATTTCTAGTTCTGAATATATAGCATTAATAGATTTAATTGCATATTTTGGTCAAAATTTATCTTTTAGAGTTGATTTAAATGCAAGAGAAAATTTTATTGAATTAGCAGAACGTAGAGAAAGTATTTTACGTTTAGCAAGATTATTGAGTTATAATCCTAAAAGAAATATAGCTGCCAAAGGTTTATTAAAAATTACCAGTGTAAAGACTACAGAATCAACATTTGATTCTAATAATACTAGTTTACAAAATCAAAATATTGTATGGAATGATCCAAGTAATCCAAATTGGTATGAACATTTTATAAAAGTATTGAATAATGCATTTAGTTCTAATAAAAAATTTGGAACGCCGGTAAAAAAAGCTGTAGTAAATGGTATTTCTACAGAAAAATATGAATTAAGTTCTATAAACACCGACGTTCCAGTG